CGGATCATCCGTTGGTTTCTCCGAAGTGCCCTCGGGATGAACGCCAATCGGAGTTCACGGAGAACACGGTTGGTGGGGTTACTGGCCGGCATTTGAGCGGTTGGTGCTTCATGATTTCCCGGGATTTGTGGGATCGCATGGGTGGCTTGGATGATTCGGTGACGTTTTGGTGCAGCGATGACGTGGTGATTGAGCAGGCCGCCAAGTTTGGTGTTCAGCCGATGATTGTGCCGTCGTCCGTGGTGGAGCATGACCGGTCATCGACGTTGAAAACTCAACCTGAATCGTTGCGGGATGACTTGACGTGGGCTCAACTCGACAAGTTCATCGAAAAGTACGGATCGCACAGGATGCAGGACAATCCCGACTTTTTGAGGTGGAAATCCTGTGCCCATTGACCATTTTTTTGACGCGGCGATCTTGGTCGCTATCGGTTTTACCCTCATCATTCAATCGACGTTAGGAAAGCTCATGGCAGGACAGCAGCAGGCAGTGGACGCGGTAGTTGCACAGCTCGTCAAATCGCGGGAGGAAATCCTGGGGGCGCAACGCGATTTGTTCGCGCAGATCGCGGCTGTGCAGGTGCAGCTTGATGCCGCCCAGGTTGAGAGCGTTGACCTGACTGCGTTGACGGTGGCCGCCCAGGCGTTGGACGACATTGTGCCCGACGTTGAGGCGCCGGTCGTTGACGAGCCCGCAGTCGAAGAGCCCGTCGTAGACGAGCCCCCCGTCTCCTAAGTTCATGCCTGACCCGATGTTTGTTATCGGGGTTGTTGCCCATACTTCTCGGGCGAAAGCTGCCAACGAACTGTTTGACAGTGTCGAGGCGGATTTTTTGTCGATGGATGATGGGCAGCTTGGTTGCGACGGCAATCACGACCGTGTGCATCGCTGGCTTGCTTCGCAGCCGAGTGTCTGGTCGGTCGTTTTAGAAGACGATGCCGTACCTGTCGCTGATTTTAGGTCGCAGCTTGAGGCTTGCTTAGAGCATTCGCCTGAACCGTTGGTGTCTTTGTACTTGGGGCAATCTCGGCCGCCGCAGTATCAGGCAGCTATCGGTCGTGCTGTCGAGGTGGCGCAGCGTCAGGGCGCCGACTGGGTGTGTGCGGATCGTCTGTATCACGGTGTGGGCTATGCGGTGCGAACCAGTCTGTTGGCCGGTTTGGTTGGCTGGACGATGGGACTGCCTGTTGATGAACGCATCAGTGATTGGGCTGCCTGGTCGGGTTTGGACGTCGCCTACCCTTTCCCGTCGCTCGTTGATCATGCGGATTGGCCGACGGTGATCCCGGTGCACAACGACGGGCAGGCGCGGCCGGCGGGCCGCAGGGCGTGGAGCGCGGCACCGCACACCGGTTGGTCGAGTAAGTCGGTGTGGGTTGCTTAGTAATCGTCGCGGTAAAACGAAAACCCAAACGCAGTTGGGGTTGGGGTGGCGTCATCAGCAGCAACGCACAATCTTGATGCGGAAGCTAATGGACGGCGAGTTGTGTTGGTGGTGTGGGCTGGCGTTGCGGAAAGAGCCGACCAAGAATTGGGATGGCAGGCCGTTGGCGGCGGATCATTCCCAGGCCCGCGCGTTGGGTGGGATGCTCGCTGACCGGCTGCTGCACTTCACCTGCAACTCGCAGCGCGGCTACGGCAACCGGGACCATAAACGGCCCGCGGTGACTGGTGTGCAGGTCGATTGTCCAGATGTGCAGTCCGACCTCGCGATGGATTGGTGATGTTGTTCCTTGTCACCGGGCCGCCAGCGGCAGGTAAATCGACTTGGGTGCGCCAGAACGCTAAATCGGGCGATATAACAATTGACTACGACGCCATCGCAGCGGTTCTGACGCCCCTCGCAGAAGGTTCACGTGTCTACCCTAAGCACGTTTCTGCGGTGACGCAGGTAGCGCGCAGAGCTGCCATTGATGCGGCCTTGGACTACCGAGATGTAACGGACGTGTACGTGATTCATTCGACGCCGTCGGAGAAGATGGTCAAGTTTTATCAACGGTTGGGGGCGAAGATCGTCACTGTTGATCCGGGCCGAGACGTGGTGTTGTCGCGGTGCGATAAGCAACGTCCGTGGCAGATGAAGCAGGTCGCGAACCGTTGGTATCAAAGTCAGACCACGGATTCTGTTGCGGTTGAGTCGGTGGCAATGCCGTGGTAGAGGACAAATCTGGTGTTGCTGGCGCTGAGGATGATGTTGCGGCGTTACTGGCGTTGCGGGATCGTCTCGCCGTCGAGATTGATTGCACCGATTCGGCGCAGATACTTGCAGTTTTGAGCCGCCAGTTCATGGCGGTGATCACCCAGCTTGCGGAACTGAGGCCCACAGCACCTTCAAGAGTGGATGAAATTGCTGACAAATACGCACGAAAACTTAAATCTATTCGGGGTTCAGACACCTCGGATACGGAACCTTCCGGCGGCGCAACACAGTCTCGGTGATGCTGCCATTGAGTTGGCTGCGTCTTTCGGTCTGATACTTGATCCGTGGCAGGAAAACGTTCTCAACGATGCCCTGCTGGTCAAGGATGACAACCCTTCTCGCTGGGCCGCCTTTGAGGTGGGGTTGGTGGTCAGCCGGCAGAACGGCAAGGGCGCCATCCTTGAGGCCCGCGAACTTGCCGGGGCTTTGCTGTTCGGTGAGCAACTGATTGTTCATTCCGCCCACGAATTCAAGACCGCTAAAGAGGCGATGCGTCGCCTGGAAATGCTGCTGGCCCGGGCGGGTGAACCGTATCGGGCGAACCGGTCCCACGGCGAGGAGTCGTTGGAGTTCAAAAAAACTGGTGCCCGGGTGATGTTCCAGACCCGCACCAAGGCTGCCGGCCGTGGTTTAAGTGGTGACCTCATCATTTTGGATGAGGCAATGATCTTGTCCAGCGACGCTGTCGGCGCTCTGCTGCCGACGATGTCAGCAAGACCTAATCCGCAGTTGTGGTACACCGGGTCGGCTGTCGATCAGGCCATTCACGCTAACGGGACGGTGTTCGCGTCGGTGAGGGAACGCGGCCTGTCTGCCGCAGATCCGTCGCTGTGCTGGCAGGAATGGTCGTGTGTTCCTGGCGCCGACTTGGACGACCCGCAGCAGTATGCGATCAGCAATCCTGGGTTGGGTTACCGAATCCAAATTGAGCATGTTCGCAACGAACGTCGGGCTTTGTCGCATCAGCCGAAAGTGTTTTCCGTTGAGCGCATGAGCATCGGTGACTGGCCTGCCCTCGGGGATGTCGACTCGCAAATCCCTGCCGATGCCTGGTCGGAGATGATGCAGGTCAGCCCGGAACTGGTTGGGCCGAGAACCATCGCGGTTCATAGGTCGCGGGATCGGCGCCGCTGGGCTGTCGCTGCGGCGCAACGCACAGTCGATAACCGAGTGCACATCGAGGTCGGCCCGGTACAAGAGGGGTCGCACACCGACGTGGCCGAATATCTGGTCGACAAGATCGCCCAATGGAACCCGTTGGCCCTGGTGATGGATCGGCGTTCGTCAGCTATGGCGTTGGAGCCGTTATTGCTTGACGCCGGCATTGAACCGACGATCACGAACTCGACGGATTTAGCTTTGGCGTGCGGAGGTTTCCTTGACGATGCCCTCTCGGGGATGCTGTCGCACAGCAACCAGCAAGTGTTGACCAGCGCGGCATCTAACGCACGGAAACGTGAACTTCCCGGTGGCGGGTTCGCGTGGCATGAGGACGCCGAAGGGTCAACGACCGCCCCACTGATCGCCGCGACGTTGGCGCACTGGGCTCTGATTTCGATAGCGAAACCACCGACAGGCCCACGATCAGCCCCCGTGGTGGAAATAACCAACCCTGCAACTGAACTTGATGTCTTTGCGGCTTTCTAATGAAAGGAGGCAACTGTGGCTAAATCGCCTCCCGTGACTGAACGTGGCTACGTCAATCCGCTCGGCGGAATCATGTCGGGCTGGTCCCAAGACGGCAACCAGTTTGAAACGAACGACGACCTGCTGTGGCCTCGTTCCATTCAAACCTTTACCCGCATGGCCCGCGACGACTCTCGGCTTTCATCCATTTTGCAGGCAGTGTCGTTGCCAATCAGGTTGACGTCGTGGCGCATTGATGCGTGCGGCGCGTCCGAAGAGGTCACCAAGCATATTGCCGAAGACTTGGGTTTACCTATCGTCGGTGAGGACGACAGTTACACCCATCGCCGCTCCAAGGGCAGATTTTCGTGGGGCTCACATCTACAACAGGCGTTGACGTACCTGCAATTCGGGCACTCAATCTTTGAAACGATCTACCGTGTTGACAACGGCCGCATTCACTTGGCGAAACTCGCCCCGCGCCCGCAATCCACAATCGCGTGGTGGAACGTGGCCCGCGACGGCGGCCTGATCAGCATTGAGCAATGGCCCGCAGGGTTGTTTGTCACACCCGGGTTGAGTGTGTCATCGCCCGCAGGTGGACGGTCAGCAATCCCGATCAACCGCCTGCTGGTGTATGTGCGTGACCCCGACCCTGGTGTGTGGCACGGCAACTCCATCCTGCGGCCGGCCTACAAAAACTATGTGCTCAAAGATGAGCTGCTGCGCATTGAGGCTGCTGCTGCTCGACGGCACGGCATCGGTGTGCCCGTCGCCTGGGCGCCACCGGATGAGTCCAATGACCCTGAGCGGGTCGCGGAATATCAGCAAGCAGCGTCGGCATATCAGGGCGGATCTAGTGCCGGTATCGGATTGCCGGCCGAAGCGCGCTTTGAAATCTTGGGGCCGACGGGCGCCCCGATGGATCCTCGGCGGGCAATTGAGTACCACGACCACCAGATGGCGTTGGTGGCGTTGGCTCACTTCCTGAACCTTGACGGCAAGGGCGGCTCCTATGCCCTAGCCAGCGTGCAGCAGGACACCTTCGTGCAGGCTGTGGGGGCTGTCGCGGAAAACATTCGCGAGATAGCGCAAGCGCATGTCATTGACGACATCGTTGACTGGAACTACGGGGAAGACGAGCCCGCCCCGCGGCTGGTCTTTGATGCTATCGGTTCCCGCCAGGACGCCACGGCGGTCGCTATGCAGCAGCTTGTTGCTGCTGGCTTGCTGACACCGGATACGAAACTGGAGTCGTTTGTTCGACAAATGACGGGGCTTCCGGCATCAGAGTCTTACACCGAGGAAGAAGCAGGCGAAGAAGAACCCGACGTTGGGCAGGGCGTCGAACCGCCGCCGCAAACACTGTCCAATAAGAACGATTTGAGGTTGTTTGATGTTTGAGCAAGGCTTCGCAATTACCAACAGCAAAAAGGGTTCAGCGGAAGTGCTGATCTACGACGACATCAACTCGGCCACGTCAGGGCCGTTCGTCCGGGCACTGAACGACTTGAAGGCCGACACGATCACTGTCCGTATCAATTCCTCGGGCGGCAACGTGTTCGATGCGATTGCGATGAGCAATGCGCTGCGCGACCACCCAGCCCACGTCACCACGGTCGTTGACGGGTTAGCGGCGTCGGCAGCATCATTCATCGCCACTGCTGGCGACGAGGTTGTGATGAACCGCAACTCCGAGATGATGATTCACAACCCGAAAGCTGCCACCGCTGGCGGTTCCACCGACATGCGGCAACTCGCTGACCGCCTCGACGCTGTGCGAGACAACATCGCGTCCATGTATGTGTCCCGTGCCGGCGGCACAGTGGAGCAGTGGCGTGAGGTGATGGCCGCCGAAACGTGGTACAGCGCCGAAGAGGCTGTTGCTGCTGGCCTCGCTGACCGGGTTTCAGACCAGCCCGCCGTCACCAATTCCTACGACCTGTCGACGTTCACTTACGCCGGCCGATCCAACGCACCTCAGCCCCTTAATGTTCAGCCCATCCACCCCACCGACTCGGGCTCCGAGTCATCACCTAGAAAGGAAGGTGTGGCCATGCCCACCTTGCACGAGGGGCTCGCGGAGCTGTTCGGTGTTTCCACCGACGCTGACGACGAGACCATTCTGACCGCAGCGAAGGACGCTCTGGAGGAGCGCACCGCCGCTGAGGAACCCGCCGCCCCGGCGGAACCGACCATTGAGCAGGCGGCTGCCATCGCGGCGAAGTCCGGCCTGACCTTGGTGAACTCCGAAACCCTCGCAGCGTTGCAGGATCAGGCCCGTGCGGGCGCTGAGGCGCGCGCGTTGCAGGTCCGCGAATCGTTTGAGCGG